ACAGACTTTGTTCAGTATGGGGCAGAGACAGGTCGATTTTCTAGTAGAAATCCAAACCTACAAAATGTGCCAGCACCACACACCGCCAATGGAAAAGCTATTAGAAATCTGTTTGTAGCGCCAGAAGGTCATCAGCTAGTTGTTGCTGACTATAGTCAGATTGAGCCTAGAGTTATTGCATCCTTTAGTGGGGACCGTATTATGTGCGAGGCATATCTTAACGGGGAGGATATCTATACCACTATCGGAGATACTATGGGTGTAGATAGAAAAGCTGGAAAGGTTCTTGTCTTATCCCTAGCTTACGGTGTTGGCCCAGATAAAATCTCTACATCGATTGGGTGTTCTTTATCGGAAGCAAAAGAATTACTTGATGAGTTTTCCAGAAAGTTTCCCTCTGTTTCTAGGTATAAACGACTAGTTATAGCTGAAAGCAAGCGTCAGTCTCCCATACCTTACGCCAGCACTCTTTTAAAGAGGCGCAGGTATTTGCCTGATCTTAGATCCTCAGAAATTTGGAAGCGTTCTCGTGCTGAACGTCAAGCTTTTAACACGGTTATACAGGGGTCGGCAGCTGACCTAATTAAACTTGCTATGATTAGGGCTAACAAAATGATCCCGGAAGGGGCAGGCCTTATTCTTACGGTACACGATGAGTTAGTTACAGTAACGCCAGCAGATGTTGCTGAGCAAACAGCTGAAGCAATTCGTCAAGCTATGGAAGGCATCAAAGCATTGAACATACCTTTGTTAGCAGATGTAAAGGTAGTAAATAGATGGGGAGAGGCAAAGTGAGGCTATTTAGACGTAAGAAGAAAAGGATTACAGTAACGCAGGTTCCTCTTCCAGTGCTTATGCGACAAGTTATTTACGACACTATGCTTACTCCTCCTGAAGGTATAGCTGATGCAATGGGCCTACCTCCCATCTCCGACGAAGTCTCAGAAATGGAAGAACAAGATAGTCAAGCTAGACTTTCTAGGATGGGAGCACTACTGCCCCTAATTGATTCTCATGCAGATTTATGTGCAAAGATAACTACTGCAGCGTATATGTTGGATGATTCCTCAGGAGATCCTGACGCTTTGAGCGAAAAGGATGCAGCCCAACTTCACGAATTATTTAGACTGGTATCTCTATCGGCTGCGGTCTCTTGCGTATCAACTCTATTTTCATTAGGATTAATTGACTCAAAGCTATTAGTAGATGAGGAAGACTATGAGTAATGCAAATTGGTGGAACAAAAAATTAGGTAATCCAAACGCCGTACCTACTACACCTCCAACAAGTCCATTGCCGGGCAATGTATACCGCCCCACTACCCAGCAACCTAACGTTCAAGTTTCTTACGATCCAAACCAAGATCAGCTAGTTACTAGAGCTGCTAGCGCAAGAGATACTGAACGTTGTCCAAACTGTACATCAGGAAATTACATGGCGCCTCAAGGCACTCAACGTAAACGCTGCTATGATTGCGGCTACCCATTAGTTCAAGCTGGTAGCGGTGTTGGTGGTACCGGGTCCGAAGGTCCAGTAACTCCAGCAAAACAACCAGCACAAGGAAGCGGATTCAACCCCACTGTAATCGTAGATAGGATCGGGTAATGACCATGACAATTAATTCAGATGCACTAAAAATTGCGGCATCTATTAACAAAAAACTAGGAAACAACACCGTAGTTACTGCCTCAGAAATGAGATTACCTAAAAGAATTACTACCGGTTCTCTTACACTTGACGTAGTTCTAGGTGGGGGCTGGCCTATGAATCATTGGGTTGAAGTAGTTGGTGAGGCATCTCACGGCAAGACAGCTATTGCGCTGAAAACTATTGCAGCTAATCAAAAAGCAAATGCAGACTTTACTGCTGTATGGGTAGCTGCTGAAAACTTTGACGCAGAATACGCACAGATGTGCGGAGTCGATACCTCTAGGGTACTGATTGTAGAAACAAATAGTATGGAGGATGCATTTGACGCTGTTATTCAGTTTTGTGAGTCTAAGTCTGTTGACATGGTTGTCATCGACTCTTTACCTGCTCTTGTACCCTCGGCTGAGGATGAGAAAACTATGGAGGAGTTTACGGTCGGACGCGGAGCTATGCTTACAAATAAGTTCTTCCGTAAGGTTGCAGCTGCTACAAAGCGCGATCTCGTCGAAGACGAACGCCCAATCTTAGGAATTATGATCAACCAATATAGAATGAAGATCGGAGTGATGCACGGTGACCCGCGTACAACGCCGGGAGGACTCGGCAAAGACTACGCATACTCGATTCGTTGTGAAGTCAAACGAGACGAGTGGCTCGAAGTCGGTACTGGACAAGATAAGCGACGTGTTGGACAAACTATTCGCGTTCGGACCATCAAAAACAAAACCTTTCCACCGCAACAAACGGCGTACCTAGACTTTTATTTTTCGGACGGTGGGGCAATCGATGCAGGTCATTATGATTCTGCTAAAGAGATTGTTGCTTTATCGATTCTAAATGGGATCGTAGACCGCCGTGGAGGTTGGATGTATTACGGAGAGCGTAAGTGGCAGGGTACCCAAGCCCTCCTAGACTCTCTGCGAGAAGAAGTTGACCTACAGCAGGAGATTAGCCGGGCTGTTATGGATACTCTTAAGACCAAGCCAATCTTGATGCTCGATGGAGAGTAGGGGTAAAAAAGAGTCCCTAAAGCACGAGAAGAGGCTAGCCAAAAAAATAGGCGGGCAACGCAGTGCTGCTTCGGGGGCGTTTTGGTCTCGTAAAGGGGATGTAAGAAACGACAGCCTCCTCATAGAGCATAAGTGGACTGGAAAAAAACAGGTCACCATTAAGTCTGAAGTGCTCAAGAAGATCACCAAAGAGGCGATCCTGGATAGTCGTAAACCAGTGCTAGGATTACACCTAGACGGTGAGAATTATGTAGTCCTATTAGAGGAGGATTTTTTTGAGCTGCACAACTTAATAGTGGGAGACTGATGGACGAATACCAGGACAGAGTGTCTTGGGCGTGGAGATATGAGGCTAAGTGCCGAGGAGAAGATACGGAAATATTTTTTCCGCCACGAGACAAAACTTTATATAAAGAGATAGCAGACAAAGCTAAGGCTATTTGCTGGGGCAAAGATGGGAGACCTCCGTGCCCTGTACGTAGAGAATGTTTAAAGGAAGCTATCATTAATGATGAACTACATGGAATTTTTGGCGGCATGTCTCATAGAGAAAGAAATGCAGCTAAGCGTCGGTATACCGCCAAGGGTTTAAGCTTAGACCAGTGGCTTGATTCGGAGGACAAACGTGGTAAAAAAGGCGATACAAAACAAGGAGCTAAAAAGCTTCCTTAATACAAAGAAGCGAGAAACAAAGCTTGTAGGTGCTTTAGAGCGCCACATACTTGCAAAGCCTTTTGATGAACGTAATCATGACGTACTTCACCCATCTGATCTAGTAAAGATAGAGTGGTGTGCCTTAGCTGCTTATCACGCACTACGTGGAAATTATGTAGAAGTGCGGGATAAGTTAACTCTTAGACAGGCATCTATTTTTGCTGAAGGTAACTACATTCACACTAAATGGCAAACATGGATTGCCGAAATGGGAAACTTGTACGGTACGTGGAAAGATAAAACTGGAACAAGTTGGGCTTTATCAAAAGATATTCACCCAAGTGTTGACTATGCAGAAGTTCCTCTACACAGCGCTAAGCATAAGATTTCTGGAAAAGCAGATGGTTGGGTTAAGGGATTAGGGCCCGATTTTCTTATTGAGATTAAATCAATAGGTCCTGGGACTCTTCGTTTTGAAGCCCCGTATTTACTAGCAGAGGCCGACGGAGATGTAGAAAAAGCCTGGAAGAATATCAAGTCTCCATTTAGAAGCCACCAGTTGCAGGGGCAGGTATACCTACATTTATGTCATTTAATGGTTGCAGAAGGTCTTTTAGATTCTGCGCCAACAGAGATTGTATTTATCTATGAACTTAAATCAAGTCAAGACTATAAAGAATTTACAGTTCAATATAACCCCGAGTACACCAAAGATATTTTTGATAAGGCTATGGATGTTTCCTGGGCAGTTGACAACAACCGACCACCAGTGTGTAGTATTAACCCAGTAGTTGGGTGTAAGAGATGTGCACCTTTTAGAGGAGGAGAAGCATGAGCCCTATTGAATTAAAGGTAGCTGAGGCCAGTAGTAGAACTATTCAGGCGTTAAAGAATCAAGGCTTATTAGTTAACGAACGTTTTGGTTATGACGCTCCAGCATTACCATCAGACATCACAGGTATGATGGAAGAAGAAGTTATGGATTTATACACAAAGTATGTTGCTTATTTAGAGTTTATAAACCTACAGCTTTGGTGTGCAGAAGTAGATAAAGCAGAAGGCGAAAAAGTTCTTAGCATAGTTAGGGCTGAAAAAAAATTATCCCTCAAGGGTTCTGGCAAGGCAGTGGCCATGATTGACGCAGAGATTGAGTTGGATGAGGAGTACCGAAACAAAGCGGATGCTTTGCAAGAACTATCAAATTATTGCGGCCTTATAAAGATTATCTCTGACCGCTTATCAAAAGATATTGCTCTAATCAATAGAGAGATTACTCGTAGAGTTAATATAAACAAAGCTGCAGGTAGAAGTACCTGGCTATTACCTTAGGAGGACACATGACTTGGGAACAAATGGCTTTATTTACTGATGAAGAGCTTGGTATTAGAAGATCCTATAAGTTAATTGGACTAACAGGTTATGCTCAGTCGGGTAAAGATACTGTAGCAAACATTCTTGTAGAGAAGTATGGATATAGACGTGTCGCTTTTGCAGATAAGATCAGAGAGTTTTTGTACGACGTAAATCCCCTGGTTGCTTGCAGCCCAACAGGTTATCTAAAAGACTTAGTAGATCTTGTTGGTTGGGATAAAGCTAAGCAGGAGAATCAAGTAAGGCGTTTATTACAAGACTTGGGAGTATCTGCCCGTAAAGTTTTTAATGAAGACTTTTGGATTCAAGCCGCCTTATCTGACATGCACCCATCAGAAAGAATCGTTGTTACTGATGTTCGTTTTACCAACGAAGCAAATTATATTGAGCGGTTTGAGGGGCAGCTCTGGAGAGTTGTACGCCCTGGAGTAGAAGCAGTAAATTCTCACATATCAGAGACTGAGTTGGACGGATTTACTCCAGACCATACCATTGTCAATGGGGGAACTTTAGAAGACTTAGAACTCCTAATTAAAATTAGGATGAACGATGCCATCGCAATCTAGAAAGCATCGCGGGTACAAATCCCAGGACATTCTTGCCAACAAGTTAGTGTCTGAAGGCTGGCCTTATGCAAAGTCTACTGGTGCGGGTAGATCAGGTACTGACGTTACAGGAACTATCGGCATAGATTGGGAAGTAAAAGCTCGCAAAGATTTTAATCCAAGTGCAGCTATAAAGCAGCTAAAGGAAAGAAGTGCGGACGACCTGTTGCCTGTAGCCGTCCTCCGACTGAATGGCCAGGGACCAGCTACCGTGGGAGACTGGCCAGCAGTTCTTAGGTTAGACGACCTAATTAAGCTATTAAAGGCGGCAGGATACGCTGACTTAACCCCATAAATATCGTACCGTTTACCTTCGGAGGGCTTCCACTATTCGAAACCGAAGGACTACTAAACGTGGCAGAAGAAACTGAAGATAAATTCCTGCGTGTAAGCGCTGGATCTAATGCACAGTCGGTTGGTTCGGCTATCGCCCACGCTCTCTATGAGGCTCCTCAAGTTAAATTAAGAGCCGTAGGCGCATCCGCTGTCAACCAGGCTGTCAAAGCTATTGCAATAGCTCGTGGATATGTTGCCCCAAGAGGGCTTGATCTTACTTGCAGACCTGGATTTACTACGGTAGATTCAAGAGATGGACAAATCTCTGCGATAGTCTTTACTATACAAGTCTCTTAGGGTATTCTTATCATTAAGAGATCTAACAAGGGTTAGGATTAAAATGGCAGATGCAACATCAGAAGCTTTAGCCGGAATGGCAAAGCAAGGCCGCACCCCTATGGGACGTGAAGGCACTAAGTTTTCTACGGCTACACCAAAAGCTGGTAAGTTAGTTAAGAAGCAGGGTGCACAGTCTGGAGACCCAAGCGCTTACGGTACTAAAGCAAATCGTAAGAACGCGTTGCCTTCAGCAGCTGAGCGAAATGGCGCAGCTTATTCACCTACTACCGCTAGATATACAAAGCAGGTAGACCCAGCTTCAGGTGAGACCCAACGTAACGGCGTCATTATTCGTACAGCTACAAAGCGTACTCGAATTAACTTTGACGGCGGAACTTCCGCTTCGTACTAATTTCGTGTAGTATATGCCTAGCCTCAGAATTGGGGCTAGGCAATACGGACCAACATACGGAGCAAACACATGTTACAAAACCTCTACGAAGAGGCTAAAGAAAATAACAAGATCCTCAACTATTGTGTTGTAGGACAATGGGCAGCTTCTCTTGCAGAAAATGATAGAGCTGCATTTGATACTTCGATTAATGACGCAGACTTCTCAACGAGAAGTCTTTTTCGTTTATACCAAAAAGCAGGAGCAACATTTGGTTTGTCATCCCTGCTCACCCATAGAAATGGAGCATGCGGATGTCCTTAGCAGATGATTACGATGCAATAATTCAAGCCGGTAATCAAGGATCAGATAAGTTAAATAAAAGTATTCCGGATGCTTGGCGTCCTAGATCAGAGATTGGCACTGATGGTGGATTTGTTGTTTCAACACCTAGACCAGATGGTAATACGCCAGGTGCAGAAGATATTCTGCGTGAAGCAAATCTAAACCCAGAAGAGTGGGCAGTCGTATCCCATCGTAGATCTCGTTGGCAAACATACAACGGTGATTGGTTAGAGTCGTTTAGAGTTAACGTAGTTCCAGTTACTGATTCGGTTAAAAAAGATTATGACTTAGAGCAGTTGTTGGAGGGTATAAGCAAGTGGACACCAAACAAGTCTGTAGATACAACTGGAGATTTAACAGCCGTATATAGCATTGGCGACACACAATACGGTAAAGACGATACCCCAGCTATTATTGATAGAGTGTTAAAAGGTTTTGATGCATCAGTAGAACGCCATCAAGAACTAACTAAAAAATATTCTATTGGTCAGATCGCATTACCACAGTTAGGCGATTGCATCGAAGGCATGACTAGCCAAAAAGGTAAAGTCATGGGACGTCATGATATAGGAGTATCAGAACAAGTTCGTGTAGGACGACGCATGCTTATTTCACAGATTAAAGCCATGTCTCAACTAACATCTAAAATTATTATTCCTGTAGTTCCTGGTAATCATGATGAGGTACAAAGGTTTCTTGTAGGTAGGCCGGAAGATTCTTGGCAGATTGATATTGTTGCTTCAGTAGAAGATATCTGTAAAGAAAATGATTTCCTTCGTGATCGAGTTGAGTTTAGGTATCCTGCTGCAGACGATTCAACTATTGCAGTAGATTTAAGTGGAACCCTATATGGCATGGCTCATGGCCATCAAGCTAGGGATCTTATTAAGTGGTGGATGGGACAAGCTATGGGACGTTGCTCCGTCGCTCAAGCTGACATTCTAAATGTTGGTCACTTTCATCACTACCATGTTCAAAGCGTAGGCCCTAGGTTATTTATACAGAACCCTGCAATGGATAATGGCTCCGCTTGGTTTAGAAATAAGTCCGGTCTTGAAAGCGCCCCAGGTCTTGTTTCTTTAGTCGTAGGGGATGGTATAGATCCACGCAGGGAGCTAGTAGTCTTATAAATAAGAACGGGGAGCCTTTCGGCTCCCCGTCCTAGATAAGGATCACATCCTAATTATTTAGGTTTACCACAACAATGGCATGTCTCCTGAGTTTCAGCAGCTGGAGACGGAGATGATTTAGCTGCCCCTTTAAACTTTGGGCGACCAAATCCAACGATAGAGATTTGTACATTCTTTTTATTTTTCTTGTATGCACGTAGTTTTTTGCAGACCTCTCCTCCGTTACGTTGACTACCTTTGGAATCTCCAGAGGTATTTCCTTCTATGCACCATACGGTGCCGTCTTCATTGTCCTTAACAACAATGCCGACGTGCGAAATACGGTCTACTCCATCGGATGGGAAATCAAAATACGCAATATCGCCTGGTTCTGGATCAGCTAGGTCTCCATCAATCCAAGAGTTCTTCTTCTTAAATGCTTGTGCTCCACCTGGAGTGTAAACAGTATTAGGTACTTTTACTCCAGCTTGATCAGCGCACCACATAACGAATGAGCCACACCATGGCTGAAAGTTAGCCTTGGTAAAAGCACCATACTTAGTTTCGTTATCTTTAGGACCTTCTACGGTTCCAATCTCCGCAGTAGCTACTTCAATGAGCTTTGCTGCTGTTCCCATTTCAGCCATTAGTCTTTATCCCATTCCTCATCTACTGGTTGTGGTTCTGGCATAGCGCCGTCTGGTTTTGCCAATCTACGGGCTTTAGCATCATCAATCTCCGCTTCAAGCTTCTTGTCGGCTTGAGTGTTCTTAGCATCCATCTCTTTATTAGCAAGCTGTGCTGCCATAATATCTTTAGCGCCTGATTGACCGATAAGAAGGCCAGCAAGGGTTCCGGTGATAAATGTTGCTACGCTTCCAAGAACGTTAAAGAACATCTTGTCATTTTCAGACTGAGCCCCAATAGGTTGAGTAACAAATAAAAGGCCATAGAGAATACCTATAGCGGTAAAAAATAAAATAGAGCCTAGTGTTATGCCTAAAATAAACTTAAGGCGAGCATCTAGTTCTTGGGGGGTAAGTCTTTCTTTAGCCATTTTGTGTTCCTTCTTGTTCTGGTTTGCCTAAGTCTTCTGGACAAGTTCCACTAGCTGTGCAAATTGGTGGCTTGCATTCTGCTGCTTCCCAGTTTGCTGGATCTTGACACGGATATCTAAAATGTCCATCATATCCGCAGCCTGTTAAAAAGACCAGGGACATTCCTGCAAGGAATAGCTTACTCTTATTCTTCATCCTTTGGGTTCCTCAAGGGGTATGTGATTGCCCACGCCAGCAAGGTGCCTACTATTGCGTAGCCTACAACAGTCTTAGCACTACCGTCTAGGACAACCCAGGCAATAAACATGCCTAATAGTGTCCAAAGCTGATCTATCATGTCTCTAAGTAGCTTCAAGGTTTGCGTCTCCTATATCCTTTTGATTCTCCAGAGGCTCCTCCGCCTCCAGAACTTCCTCCACCACTAGAGCTACCACCGGTGGTGGTTCCTCCAGCAGCGCCAGCAACTGCTACAGCATTGATTGCAGCATTGCCTGCAATGACGGCAGCAACTACCATTTTTTCTGCTTCTTCTCTTTCTTCAGGGGACATATCAGCACCGATACTTCCAAGTGCTTGTAGTGCTTCCCCGGGGTCGCTAAATATTGCGCCAACTAATTCAGATGGGTTCTCTAATAAAACGAGAGCCGCAGCAACGTCTGCTGTAATTATAACTTCGTTACCGTTTTCATCCTTCCTAACCTCAACTGGAGTCTCGGCAGGAAGATCTTTATATTCAATACCTGCTTCTTTTATGGCTTCAGCAGATACTGGACCGCCATTAGCAGCCTCAATTAAAGCTTCAGCAACAACCTCTTTCTCAGCTTCCGTTAGTTTTCCATCTGCTAGCGCCTCTGTGACAGCTTCTTCTACAGAAGGTGTAGTATTAGAGGATGATTCTGTGGACTGATTTTCTTGCTCTTGCTCTTGTGACTGCTGTTGTGATTCTTCTTCCTCAGCTGCGCCATCTTCCAATGGAGGCTCCGAAGTTTCTTCGGATTCCGATGAAGTATCTTCCGTATCTGTTGGGGATTCTGTGGGCTCTGATTGTTCTTCTGTGGGCGACTCAGTAGATGAATCCGTTTCTGTGGACTGATCATTGGAAGCTTCAGAATCTTCTTGAGGATTCTCTGAATCGTCTGGAGTGTCTGAAGGATTGTCATCTGGAGTATCAACCGGATCAACCTCTTCCGGATTTTGTGTTTCCTCTTCAGAAGGTTCTTGTTCAGGCTCTTGAGGAGTTGGCTCTGGTTCTACAGGTTCGTCCTGAGGTTCAGACGGCGATTCAGGAGTTACTGGAAGATCCTCAGACTCAGGTTCTGATGGAGAGGTTGGCTCAGGCTGAGGCTCAGGAGAAGTTGGTTGAGGTTGAGTCTCGGGTTGAGGTTCTGGAGCCGTGTCAGTGCCAGAATTGCCAGTGTCAGAAGGAGAAGTAGATGGACCAGCATCAGTTTGAGTTGTTGTGGAATCTTGAGATTGCGAAGGCGCGTCAGATTGTTGAGGAGTGGATGGCTGAGGGCTCTGAGGATTTGTTGATTGAGAAGATTCTTGAGCAGGAGGAGTTGGAGAGGGAGCAGGTTCAGGAGTCGGTTCGCTTGGCGACACAGACGGCTGTTGAGTCTCTGGCGAAGTTACAGGTGCTGAGAGCGCAGTTACTGCAGTCGCAACCTTCTCAACAGCAACAGTTGCCAACTGATCCGCAGCAGCAATAGTTGCAGTAGCTGTTTCAGTTAGTGTAGTTAGGGTTGTTTGCTCAGTTGATAAAGTAGTTTGAGCTGTTGTTACAACAATTTCAGCTGCAGCAATGGTCTCAGAAGTTACGGCAGTCATTGGTTTAACTGGTTCTCCTACAGCTTCTCTTACTCCTGTTCTAGGCCCATTCCACAAGCCAGTAGTGTTTCCAGAAATCTTACCGATTCCTGTCCATTCCCCAGTTTCAGGGTTTACCGTCATCTTCCAATTAACATTTGTTAACGGTCCATTTGGATCTGCAAACTTATGGAGGGTCCAATCAACTTCCAGAGTAGTTTCTGTAGTAGTGACTACAGTCGATGCCCCAGGACCAGCATTCTGGTAGTCACTTGCAAACACTGAGATGCTTGGACCATTAGGAAAATCCCACCAGTTAAAGTCGCCAGTACCAAAGGTAATAGTTGCTTTAGAAGTTACATAGATCTGGCTAGCTGTTCCTTGACCGTTATAGACGGTATCACCCATTTTAATGTCAAATGGTGTTTGAATCTTAGTTGCAGCATCATACATAATAGGAAGAGTAGTAGTAGTTACCGTAGGGCTTTCAGGAGCTACCGGAGCTACATACCCATCTGTTGTAAAAACTTTTGTGTTTTCTGGGGCACCCTGAAGAGTAGCCAATTGCTCTTGAGCAGTAGACACGTTACTTGCTGCCGTAGACACCACAACAGTTTGAGAATCAACGGCAGTTTGCGCTGCTACAGCTATTACGGTGGCAGATTCGGCGGCTGCAATAGCTGTCTGAGCTTCTGCAACCGGAGTAGCGGCAGCAGATTGTTGTTCTGAACTAGCGGCTTGAACAGCCGTGTTTAATGTTACAGTTGCGCTCTCAATTTTATTTTGAACGGAGGTAACCGT